AGAAGCAACAACGTGGGATTATGTTAGTGGACGTGATCCAGAATTCACTTATGTATGGGGACCAGGATTAAATGTTAGTCGTAAGCGCGTAACAGATACGCTAGACTTCAACGCTCGCTATGACACACTAGAGTTTAAAGTGTTAGCGGACTTGGCGTTAGCAGAACTTGCTCGGGACTTTGACGAAGCTTCTAAAGGTGTATTAGACGTAGTTGTTATTACAGGAGTACCGACTGACGATTACGATACTGACGATACAATCAAACATATTAAAAACGCACTTATCGGAGTGCATAGCGCTACAATTGACGGAGTTTCGTACGTAGTACGTGTACATTCAGTAGACGTACTTATGCAGCCAGTAGGGACGGCTATCGATGCGATGGTCGACGCTCTAGGTAACATTAAGGACGATAACGATATAGAAGATAGTTTTGTAGGCGTAGTCGATATTGGTGGAGGAACGGTTATTATTGACGCATTTGATAACATGAATCTCGATACGGACAATCACGATCAATTAGAAGAAGGTTCGCACAAGTTGTTTATTGAAATACGTAACCGTATGGTAGAAAAAGGACATAAGATTTCAGAGCACGAAGTCGAGCAGATTGTTCGTGAAGGTAACGACAGAGAGATATATACTTGGTCGCCTAATGGTCGTGAAACGATTGATTTAACGGACACTGTGCTAAAAGAACGCAAATTATATACACGCAATATCGCACAAGCTGTTAAATCAGCTTATAAAGCAATGTCACGTATGCGTAAAATCTACGTAACGGGCGGCACTGCAAACCTTCTTATTAAACCGGAGTTTGAACGAGTAATTAGAATAGCAGAATTTGTACGTAATAGCGAAACGGCAAATGTACGCGGATACTACAAATACGGCTTACTAAATGAGGTGACTGCTGTTGACGAAGTTACGAATTGAGGTCGTACTAACGGAAGCAGACGCGGATATTATTGAGTTTATTCAAAGTAGTAACGTACCTCGCGCTACGCAATTTAAGCTGGCGATGCGAGAAAAGATGCAGCGTCGTGAGGAAGAAAAGTTTGACGTTAGAGTTAAGCGATTGTTGGACGAGGTACTTGCGCAACGTGGCGTAAGTGGTACGGTAATCGACGAGGTGAAACCGAAAAAGAAACTCGGCTTCGGTTCAAAGCGAGTATATGACGACGAAAAATAGATGTGATACGACGGGGTGACTAGACATGACGTTTGAAGAACAAAATCAAATCCGCAAAATGCTTGAAAATGTAAACAAAGATTATCTGTTGACTTTGTTGATTACGCAAATGGGACAAAATCATGGATACGATTACGAAAAAATGTTAGCAGTTACGTCAGAATTTTTACAAGCCGTAAATGAAACGGAAAGTAAGTATAGTTAAATAAACAAAAATCCGAGTGGACAACGCAAAGTCTACTCGGTCTTTTTCTTTTTCTTCTTCTTTTTCGGGACAGTAGGGTAGCCGTACTTCTCGGACATTTTAGCCACGCCTTCCACGATTGAACGTTTTTTATCTTCGTTTGCCATCGATAATTCACCGCCTTATAAAATCATTATGCCCCTCCGATTAAAAATCTAATCAGGAATAGGACAACTTCGCTCTCTCATACTTTATAGAAACGTGCTAGGGACGTCTGTCATGAGTCCCTACGCTAACTTCGCCTTTGGGAGGGAGAAAATGAAAATCGAAAGAGCAGGGAAGGCCCGATTAACTCGCTCGGATAAGAAGCGAGATGTAAAGCCCACTATCTCGTTAGATTTAAAAGACGTTCTTTACCGCATTTCTTATATTACGTTTATGCCAGTCAAAGACGTATGCCAACAAATGGCGATGCTTGTCCTCCATGACCGCAAAGTAATCGAACAATTATCCGTCTATTTCAAGCGTGATCTTATTATGGGCCATACGATGTTTCGCGGACATATAACAAATGAAACGATGGAGAAACGACCAAAAGTAAGGGGCGAACGTGTGACGATAAGATTTACGCAGAAAGAGTTTGAATC